CTGTTTGAGTTGTAGTTTCTTCTTTTTCTTCAGTAATAGTCTCTTGATTTTCTTCTTTTTCCTCTTCAGTTACAACTTCTTCATTAATTTCTTCTTCTTTTTCTTCTTCCTCTATAATTTCTTGTGCTATAACCATAGGTGTTTCAATTTTTTCTTCTTCTTTTACTTCTATAACTTCCTCTTCAAAGACTAACTCTTCTTTAAATTCAAACTCTTCTTTTATTTCAATAGTATCTTCTATTTCTTCAAACTCTGTAAATAGTTCTTCAAATATTTCATTTATTTCTTCTTTGATTGCTACTGGTATTGGTGAATATAGAATATTTAAAAGTGTTGCTTTTAATTCTGCACCTAATAAATTTGGTCCAACAGCACCAGAACTACTAGGATTATTACCATCAACACCTTCCCACTCCCAACTCCACTTTCTTGCTCCTTCACCTGTGTGTATAACTGTATCAGTATAAGTAAAAGTATTGTTATTGTAACCAGAATCATTATTTCTATTTTGAGTTACTGTTGCTAGTGAATTATCGTTTTCATCTAATATTGTTACTGTTGTTGAATAACTATCTTGACCAGATGTTGCTTGACCACATTGATATGTTGAACCAATCCATTCACAGTTTTGTACTTCTGTTTTAGATGTTAAAGATACACCACCATCTAAACTATCTGTTGTAGTTGTATGGTTACCTGCAGTTATGTTTAATAATGTTCCTGATGCAGATACTGTTCCTGTACCATTTGCTTCTAACTCATTAAAGTTAGATGAATAGTCAGTAATACCATTAAGAGTAAAACCATTAGAACTATTGATGCCATCTATTGTGCTATTGGAACTTTGGACACTGGTTTGTCCAGTTCCTGCGTTTGGCAATAAGTTATTTGTCGTTGCTGTTTCTGCTAGAGAAGTTGTATGGATTAACATCATCAGCGAACTTATCAATCCTATAATACGCATAAATACATACTCCTATAAAAATTATTAAAAATGTCATCTTCCTGAACTATTTATTATTATTGGTTTCTTTTTTGGTAAAATTACTTCTTCTTTTTTTAGTTCTTCAAGTTCTTTCTTTTGTTTTTCTAATTCCTTTTTAAGTTTCTTTTCTTCTTCTTTTTGTCTTTTTATTTCTTCTTTTTCTATTCTTTCAAACTCTTTTTGTAGTTCCATCTCTTCTATTTTGTTTTGCTTCTCTACTATTTTTAAATCTTTTACATATAGTTGATAATCAGGTCTTAATTTATCATACTTATTCCATAACTTTTGTGCTTCATTACCTATCTTGCCTTTGTATGGACAAGGTGTACCAGCATTTTCCATAGCAGCAAAAACTCTTTCGTCTTGACATAACAATGCTACAGCAGCAACTTTCATACCCATACTATCTAATTGTCTAGATAGTTTAATTCTTTCACAATTTAAATCTCTAAAACCTTTACCACCTGATATACCTAAACCAAATGTTTGAATACCAGCACTAGCACCAACACTACATACATCAACACCAGAAGAATTAACACTAGGTGCAAAAGCACTAGGTGGTGCTGACTTTATGTTAGATGTTGAGTTATTTGTTGATGTTGTATTATTAGAAGAACCAGATTGGTATGTATTTGAACTTGAAGAAGTATAACCACCAGAAATATTTGTATTAGATCCTGATGTATTGTTTTGTGTTGTATTAGCGAAAGCAGTAGTACAAATTATTAATAATAATATAATTAATCTTAACATTTAAAAATTCCTTATGCATTTATGTTATTTTCCTGTTCTATGACTTTTATAGGCACACACTGGTACTTTACTTCTATTATTTTTCTATCTGCCATTATTGATAATGACTCTAAATTCTTTTTAATTTCTGCACCTAATTCTAAACAAGATTTTTCAGAATAGTATGCATCATAACCTTTATAAGTTAGGTAAGGTGGTTCTGCTTCTGAGACAAGCATTAATAAAAAATATAATGTTACCTCTTTCATTTATCATTTTTTCTTAAACATGTCTAATCCTGGTTTTAATCCATATATTGCTCCAAATATACCTATTAACAACCATTGATACCATTGTGGTAGTTCATTGAAGTAATTAAAAAACATATCTAATTTGCCTTTAATATCATCATCTCCAAAAAATACAGCATAACCTAAAACCAACAAAGGCAAAGATACGATTATCAAAACAAACTCGTCTTTCCATCCTTGTTGATTATTTGCCATTACTGCTTTTTTATATTCTATTTGACCATTAGCCATTCTTTCCATATGCTTCATTTCAGCTAATGACTCTAATTTTTTTGTTTCGTTTTTATTTTTGTAGATTTGAAAACCAGTTTTGATTCCCATACCTAATAAATTCCAAACCATTACGCACAACTCCTCATTACTTTAGATAAACTTTCTGCTCTGTTTGGTGTTTGTTTAGCCCAACGACTATCCATCATTTGAAAAGATGCTTCACCATAATCTTTTTTTCTTAATGCTTCCCACATCTTTTTGAATTTACCAACACCACCTATACCAAGTTGAAATACCATCTCAATAATAACTTCTCTTGCTTTATCATTAAGATCCATACCATCCATCAAACCAGTTGCTTGACCAACAGCATTATTAAAATCAGTTTTAAATACATGCTCTAATTGTTCTTTGCTATATTCTTTTCCTTCTTCCCATTGTTCTTCTGGTAATACTAAATGACCATAACCAATTGTGGCATAACCTAATGAATCCTTATAAATTTTCGGGACAAATCCTTCATGTTTTTTAATTCTTTCCATTAAATCAGTATAATCTTTCATTTTTTATCCTATTAGTGCTCTTGTTATTGTGTATAATAATTGACCTAAAATCATAAAACCAATTGTGTATAAAACTTTTGATATACGATCTATGTCTTTTTGCATATGTGCTAGATGATTATTTTCAATAGTGTCAATCTTTTGGTGCACTAATTTTAACTCTCCTTCGAGCCTAATTATTGCTTCCTTATTTTCCTGACTTGTTTTTAATTGTTCATCCATAGTAGCATTATAAACTAAAATTATTTCATATTAAAGTGTTATATTAGCAGTTGCATAACTACTTGATGTGCCAACAGAATTTATTGATTTTACTCTAAAATTATATGTTTGACCAGCAGTTAAACCTCTAATAGTAAACCTCCTATTATGTCCTGACATTAGTTGTTCTGTATAATTAGTATCAGTTGATAATTTAAACTCTAATTGTATTTGTGATAGATTAGCAGTTAATGTCCATGCTGCTTCTACTTCACCACCTGTCAAGTCAGTTAAAGTTAATGCACTTGGTGCTGTTGCTGTATTTGCAGCACTTAAAGTAGTGTTTGGATTAGGATCTGTTGCTATTTCTTTTGATGTACTAATATTTGATAAAACACTATTTGTATAAACATTTGGGTCTGTTTCTCTTAATACCATTGTACAAACTAATTGTGGTGCACCTTCAACATCAGAAGATGTTAAGTTCCACTCTTGAACTTCAAAAGGTTTATTAGTAAAACCAAGACGAGTGTTAGTTACATTGACAAAATCACCACACTGTAATTGTAAACCTTGTTTTAAACTTGTAGTACAAGACATGACTATTTGTTGTCTTGCTTTTAATAATTCAATTAATGCTAACTCTCTTGCTTTTGTAGAACTTGTTGTCATACTAAATTCTACATCTGCTGTTATTTCTTCATTATTATCTTCCGTTTTATACTGACTTGATGCTATTGGGTCAAATTCTTGTACAATGAATTTATTGCTAGAATCATAAAAAGTGCCAGCAACACGATTAAATATATCTTTACGACCTAATTTAGTAATCATTTGTATTGGTTCAATAAAATCTTCATTAGTTAAAGTTATAGTAGGTGCATTATAAAAACCAACATATAGATTAAATTTACCATTTTGATATATAAGTTTACCAGAACAAGATGTTAATAATTGGTCTAGTATTTGTTTTGGTGATTGAGATAAATCAAATATACCATTACATTCATAACGATTATTACTATTGATAGTATCTTCACATCTTGCAGCAGCATAAGCAAAGCCACCATGATGAGTAGCACTATCATTTATTTCATCAGAAGTTATTTTTAAACCAAAACTTGTATCAGTTAAAAAATCTCTAATGCAAAGTGCTGGATTATTAGAGAATGATGTTGCGCTAGTTCTTGGGTCAAATACTTTTTTACCTTGTATTTGTACACTCATGTTCGGCAAACCATTTGGATAAGTATCAGAATCAAAACGATATCTAATATAATTATAAGACCGACCTCTTAATCTGTGATTAGTTGTCCATTCAGTTAAATCACTTACACCATCTGCATCTGCTGCTTGTGTAGAAGTTCCAAGATGTGATTTAACTCTTATAGCTGAACCATCACTATTATAAAATTCACCAGATGATACTGTAAATCTACCAATACCATTACTATCATTACCAGAGTTAGTAAATGGTGATGTACCAAAAGTTAGAACTGAATCATCTAAAAATAATTTAGTAAAAGCATTTATTTCATGACAAGTAAATACTGCAAACGCATGTAAAAATTCATTACTTCCTGTTGATGCTAAATGAACATAGATACCACCAACTCTTGCTTCACCATAACAAACTTTCCAAGGTGCAACTGGTTGTCTTACTGTAACATTACGACCTTGTGTTACTTGGTCTGAACCAACTGTTAAACTAGGCAAGTCAGGTGTAGGTGCTAATGCAGCAGTCGCAGCAACACTACCACCAGCCAATAATGCAGCACCAATAGAGAATCCTGGACCAGGAGCCAAGAATCCTGCAGCAACTGCAGCAACAATAGTTACTGGATCTGTAATCGCATCAATAATATCTCCACCACCACCACACATACTATAACCTCTTTTTAAATAAATTTCCTACTGTTTCAAACTTCATAAAATTATATAACTTTTCTACTTTATCAGAAGCAATAGCCATACTTGATGCTGGACAAAACTCTCTAGCACCTCGTTCTTTAGCCCATGCTTCTGCCTTTTTAACTAATTTAAATGATACTCTAGGATACTTATCTCTATAATCAGGATGTACATATAATAAAAAGTCTTGAGCAATTTTTTCATAACAAAAGAAATATTCTGTTATAAATGCTACATACATTCCTATTATTTTGTTCTCCTCATTTATAGCAATCCAAGCATTACCATAATCAGTTTGTTTAAACTTTTTACCCAACTCATAAAGTTTTGATTTAGCATAAGGCAAAAAATTATAAGCACCTTCTTTATGCATCAGTTCTCCAAGTTCTACCATTTCTTTTACATCTTCTAACTCATACTCTCTTATTCTTATGGCTCTTTCCATACTACATCCTTATCTTGTAACTCATCTAATAATGAAAAACCTTCATCACCAGAGAAGTCTGCTTTCTGTTGTGCTTCTGTAAATCGTTTTTCAATACTTCTTTCTAGTTGTATTAAACGATTTTCTGCTCTGATACGCATTCTTGCAGTATCAGCACCTTCATCAATAGTTATTGTATCAATGAAACCTTTAAACATTTGATGTACATCGCTAACAATAGCACGACTACTATCAAACAAACCTAAAAATAATGTAACTGTTTTACCAGTATAATTATCTTTTAATGCTAAACTTAAATTCTCTCTTGGAATACCACTTAAAATAAAATCTTGTGATACTGCTTTTGTTTCTGTTGTTTCAGCAACTGTATTTATTTGACCAAAAGTACCAACACCTTTATACACTTCACTATTAATTGTTATGTTACCATAACCAGTCCATGCTCTTACAGTCACAGTAGCAAACTCAAACTTTGCAGCAAAGAAAGGTCTTACTACATCACTCTCAATAGCAGTTACAAAGTTAGTTGTTAAATCTCTAGCCATTATAATACTTTACCTTTGTTTGGACCTTTTTTAATTCTATACCTTTGTGTTCCTGTTGCACCTATCTCTACTTCTTTTTTTAAATCTTTTACAAAACTCATTTGTTTTGTTTTCTTTTGCATATCTGATATATAACTCAGAATCTTTTTAGTAATTCTACTCATTACAATGCTTCAGTACAAGTAAAGTTAAAACCATAATTACTAACTTTATCTGCTTCCCAACCTATGTTGTTAGTGTCTAATCTCCATATTGTTTTAGCATTAGCACCATAAGTAATTATCGTATCATCATTTATTGTTTCTATATTTTGTCTTAATGCTGGTTCAACATTAACATTTGCTTCACCAGAGCCATTACTATTTGCGTTTGCTGTTACTAAATACATGTATGAATTTATTTGTATATAATCTCCTGCTTTTAAAACATTATTTGTACTATTAGCAAAACCATCTAAAGCAACTTGATTACCAGTTTGTCCAGCACCATTTACTCTTATTGTACCAGTGGCAGCACCTAATAATGCATTATTATCTGGGTCACCTAATCTAAAAGTTCCTCTTCTTCCTCTTAATTGTACAAAGAATGCTTGCCACAATGCAGCATCTGCTCTTCTCATAGGTGCTAATCTAAAATCAGCTGTCCATACTTCACCTTCAAATTGTTGTACTTGCGATTGATATGTAAAACTACTTGTTGTGATTGCTGTTGTACGAGCAAGTTGTAATTGGCTATTTACAAAACCAGAAACTGCTGGTATATCTAATGGGTAACTAGGATTAAATACAGCCATTATCTTGCTCCAAAACTTTCAGCAAACTTACCACCACGCAATCTTGCTTCTTGTACTGCAGCAATTGTAGAGTTTTGTATTTGTGGTAATAAATTTAAAACTTCTGAACGCACTGTTGCTTGTACACCTGTTGTAAAGTTTATATGTTGTTCTACTACTATTGGTGTCTGTTGTCTTGTTTGTGCACCAAAACCTGCTTTGTCCATAGGTGCTACTCTGCCTGAACTATTGGGAATAAATAATTCTGGACCTTTTTCTCCTACCAGATATGGAGTGTTATTTGATACTGCACCACCACCTTGTCTGCCAAATATACTACCAAGGATAGTACCAAAAGGACCACCAGCACTTGCTAAAATAGTTTTCTTTAATCTATCAAGTATTAACATTTTAATAATACTTGTAGTTAAGTCTGCTATAAATGCTTGCATCATTTTCTTCATAACATCTTTTAATGATTCAGTACCACGGATTAATCCTATAATAGAATTTTCAACTGTGCTAAATGCTTTATTGACAGCACCTTCAAAAGCACCATAAATTTTTTGCATTTGTTCTAATGCTTCAGCATGTTCACGAGCACCTTCTATTAATTGGTCTAACATTTTAATTTCTTCTTTTGTTAATTCAGTGCCATCTAATTTTATTTTATTTAACATTTGCTGTCTCAACTTATACATTTCAAGTTCAGCACCTGTTTTACCTAATGAATCTTTTAAAAGTTTTTGACTCATGATGAATGATTCAACTTTTTGTTCAGCATCTTTATATATTTTTGATAATTTAAAATCACTACAGCAATCAAATCCAGAAGCATATAATACTTTTGTTGGAGCAAAGTCTAGTAGTA